GAATGAAATACCTGAAACAGACATAAATGTCCCACCCGATGAATTGATTCCATTAAATGAAACGCAATTGATTCCTGTTACTTGTGGATTCAGTGTAGATGCAGTATAAACAGGTTGATTAGCAGAATTTGATTGTATTAAATTATAACCATAAGGTCCTTTGTCGTTCCATTGAGAAACTTTGTTGTTCACATCTTTTGTTATTGTCGATGTGTCTGACGCATCAATCCAAAATCTTAATCCCAAATATGGTGGAGTAACACTCGGAGTTGGAGTCATCGTCATTGTTTGACTGGCAGTAATACTTGGAGTTGGAGTGCTTGTTTGCGTTGGAGTGCTTGTTTGAGTGCTTGTTTGCGTTGGAGTCATCGTCATTGTCGGACTCGCAGTAATACTTGGAGTTGGAGTGCTTGTTTGCGTTGGAGTGGCTGTCGGAGTGCTCGAAACAGTTAAAGTTAATGTTGTTGTTGTGGTCGGAGTGGCAGTTTGCGTTGGAGTGCTTGTTTGAGTGTTGGTTGGGGTGTTACTTGGAGTTTGAGTCGGAGTGCTTGTGGATGTCTTGGTTGGAGTTGCAGTCTGCGTTGGAGTTTTCGTTTGGGTTGGCGTGACAGTTTGACTCGCAGTAATACTTGGAGTTGGTGTGTTTGTTTGTGTTTGTGTTGCAGTTTGCGTTGGAGTGCTTGTGGATGTATTGGTTGGAGTTGCGGTCTGCGTTGGAGTTTTCGTTTGAGTGTTAGTTGGAGTAACCGTAGTAGTATTACTTGGAGTTTGAGTCGGAGTGCTCGTGTTAGTTGGAGTTATTGTGGGTGTGGGAGTATTCGATGCTGTAACAGATGGTGTGGGCGATGGTGGATTTAATTCACCAGGTGCAAAGATTATATTTGAGTTGTCCTCATCAGGAGAAATATACTCAATGTAATAATCATTTGTTGTATTGGATGAAACTGCAATTAATAATGCAAGTCCTGACTCAACCTTATTATAAGCAAGAGCAGGATTCAAGTTTGTTGATCCTGAAAACTGTTCATAGATTGCATAAATATATTGTCCCTCATATGGAAAGGCAATCTCACCAATACCTTGTCCTTCAACAAATTCAAATTCGTCATAACGAACTTTATGTGTTGAAATATTTGGTAAGATGAAAGTAACTCTTTCCTTACTCATCTTGTGAGTGAAGGAGAACAACCATTCAGGATTAGCAAGTTCTGCGTTCTGAGAAACAGTTGCAACAATCTTATTTAATTGATTTGTTTTAAGTAGGATCATAACTATAAAATAATCACAAGAGGAAATTAATCCCCTTGTGATTTATATTTTTTTTAATTACTGAACAGTAATACCTGTCGCAACAGATGAAAGAGAACCAGAAAGTTCGTTCATTGGATTTGGTTCAAGGTATTGTAGAGTTATATTGTAACCCGACTGATCTCCCAAAGCCTTACCAGTGACAGAACTACCCGCTGACACATACATGCCATAGGTTTGACCTAAGTAGAAGTAGTCACCGTTATTGTCTTCCATCACAACTGCCAACTGTGGAGATTGTGCTAAAGTTTTTAAGATGTTTCTCTTCGCTTGATCAAGTTTGTTGAAGTAAAGAACTAATTCACCTGTATAGAATACTGTTCCGTTTTCTAAACTCGCATTTACACTTTCTGTAAATTGTGATGAAGTCCTAATTAATTCAAATTTATAGAAAGTTCCTGATCCTGAAATCTGAGTAATGGTGTCACCAGTAGTTGCACTTAAAGATGTAACATTGTCGAAGTCTGTGATCCAAACTGTTTGAACACCACCGACAGCGTCTCTACATCCTAAAGGAATACCTGCTGTTAAATTACAAGCCATTGTTATATTAATTTATTAGATTAGTTTATTTTTTGTTATAAAAGTGAGAGGTATATTTCAACCTCTCACAATTAATTATGACAATCCGTTAGTAACAAAGAACTGAGGGAATGCGATTGCAGTTCCTAATTTCCAGTTAACAGCCATTCTAACTTCTTGGAAGTCTTGAGACCACCACATTCTGTAAGAATCTTCGTCAGACATTAAGTCTGTTCCTACTAAGAAATATTGTTGTGCAGATCCTGCGATTAAGTTTGATCCGTTAAGACCAGGAACTCCAACAACTTTGATGTTTGTTTGAGGATGGAATACTTCATAAACTTGTCCTAATGTTGGTTCAGAGAAATGGAAGTTATTCACATTTCTGATTGCTACTAAATCAATTTTTGTTACCGTCGGGGCTTTTTATCCTCGACTTCTTTAGATTCTTTTTTCTCTAAAGTTCAGCATATATTTTCAACGGTTCTCGTTGTGGACACTCTTGGAGAGATTTTTATATTCTTCACTCTCTATGCGTTACGGTGGTCAAAATCCTTTTACTTATTTTGACTTACCTCGGTATTAGGAATCACACCCTCCACCGATTTTGTCCAATTTTACTTCATCATTCCTGATGAAGGTGCCATTTTAAGCATAGCACTTGAATTGAGACTGACTCATAAATATTGTTAAGTCCTCACGACCATAAATGTTTCTGTCGAAACTATTGATGATGTTGTCTACTTGAGCAAGTGTGTTGTATGCTTTCTCAACAGTTGTAGAACCAGTTACAGAACATAATGCAGTTTGACCTGTTAATTTAACAACACCTGATGTGTTAGCAAGTAATTCTTTGAAACCAGAGAATGATGATGTTGCACTTGATGCAGCCCAAATCAAATCTTCGTTATAACGCTTGATTTGCTTTGTTTGTAGGTCAACAATCGCTTGTTCGAAAGGAACAGTTTCATTGTAAGATCCTGCATTCAAGTATTGACCTAACCATAATGTGTTAAGTTCTTGTAAACACAATGATTGGTTTACTTTAAGTGCTTGAACTGTTAATGGAGCAACTTCGAAAGTTACATCACCAGCATCTGTCCAACCACAAGTTGTGCCAGTTTGAACTGAAAGTGTTTCAGAAAGTAAGTTAACATTTTGTGTTCCTTTAATACCAGGAATAACATTCACATACTTCATTGTTTGTGGGGTAAGAACTGCTTCTGAAATGATGTCAGAGTTCAATTGATCCACATATGCACTCAAACCACCTAAGTCGTAGTTGAATGCCATTTTTGAAAGATTTTTTTTCATCTTATTTTTTTATTTTTTTTTAGTTTTATTTTTGAGACATAGCCTCTCTTAATCTTCTGAATTGGTCTGCACGACTCTCAGAAAAATTTTCTGTTATGGTTTTTTGGTTATAAACCTTTTGTCCTGCTGGTTCTTTTGAGAACTTCGTGAATGAAGTTTCAAGAGTTGTTTGTTTCTCAGCAATTGCATCGATTTTGCTTTCAAGTTTTCTTAATGCTTGAGAGAAAAGTTCAGCGATCTCAACAGCGGTCATCATTTCTTCTTCTGTTTCTTCAACATTAGATCTTTCAGTGATTTTACCGTCTTTAACGATTACTCTGATCTTTACTTCATTACCTTCTGAATCCTTAAGTTCAATTTGGTGTTCTCCGTCTGGTGCTGGTGTCTTTTCTCCGTCTTTTACAACATCGATTGTTTCACCCACATCAAAAGTTGGGGATTCCAAAATTGCTCCATCATATGATTCTGCTTCAACAAATTTTCCAGCAGATTTGTCCGCATCTGATTTAGATTGAACACCCATAATTTCTCCACCTACAATAGAAATAACTTTTCCATTTTCAGTTTCGTAACTACCATCAGCAAGTGCTGAAAGGGTTCCGTCATAACCGATCATCTTAGCCATCGTTCCCACTGCTGGTTCTTCTGTGCTAATTCTGATCATCTTGCCGTCTTTCAATTTAACATCAGCAAATTTCTCAGACATTGTTTCGTCTTTGATGTCCGCTTCTTTTTTCTTGTCCTCGATTTTTTCGTCTTCGGTTTTTTCCATCTCCATGTCACCCATTTTGATTTTTGCAACCTTGCCGTCTTCATCAACTTCAATTTCAGAACCGTCATCAAGTTTGTGTGTTCCCTGCGGTGCAGGAATCATGCCTTCTTCAGTAGACACATAAATTGGTGCTCCGATCTCTAAGTCACCATCAATTTTTACAGGGATCCCTTGTTCAGTTTTCGCCTCATAAAATGATTGTGGAGTAAGACCCAACACTTTCATTATTTTGCCTATTGCTTGTTTACTATTCATCTGTGATTGATTTTAGTATATTTTTTATTTTGTTTATGGTTTTGTCTTCCTTTGAGAAAACAGATTTTTCAGCGAATAAACCCTCAACTGAATAACCAGTTAAGTTGTTCTCTTTGATCTGTTTCCAAACCTTTGGATCTGAAACTTTCATCTGAACAAACCAAGTTCCCGTTGGTAACTCAAAACCATATAGGTTTGATTTGTCTTTGATTGGATCTTCTGAAATCCAAGATTCAGTTATGTATACTTTGTCAGAACCTAATTTAATTCCATCATGTTCAATGTTGGTTTCATCAGTTCTTCTTTGTTTTAAAAATTTGTCAGCAAGTTTTCTAATTGATGCCTTTGAGAAAAATACATAGTATAAATTTCCAAGTGCATCATAACGGTGAATCATTTTGTTTGGAACCATTGCTGCTCCAACCACAATTCTTTTGTCTTCATCTGCTACTGCGAAAGTCATCTTCTCTTTTTCAAGTTGTTTTAACTTTCTCTCAGCCCATGCAAGACCGGCTTCTCCACCCCATGAATCATACATCAACTTTCCACAACCATCATCATAACTCTTTGAAGAAGTTAAATCTCCTTTGTGTCTGCTTAAATAAGAATACATTCTCTTGATTGTGTCAACAGAAATGGTCTCACCTTTTGCCAGTTGAGATGCTCTTGTTTTTCCAACCTGAGTCCCACATGATCCCCAACCATTCTTCTCAGCATAATCAACAGCCTTCTTTGCTGCATTTTTTACACCCTCAGGGTAGTCAGAAATGACATCTGCGAAATCATCTTCTGTCATCTTGATTGGAACACAGTTTGGAACCTCTCTACCATCATCACCGATCTTTGTTCCAATTGGTTCATAACCTTC